TGTAATGATCTGTTTATTTGTTTTTGTGTAGACAAATCATATTCAGTTTTTGGTTCAGGTATTCTTACTACTATTTTAGCCATTAAGAACTACCCATTGTATCAGAACCACCTTTATCGCCTGGATTATTTCCTCTATCTCTATCTCCACCATCCATAAAATCTCTATCTTGTGCAAAATCAGATTGATAACCGCCTCTGCCTTCTCTTTCATTTTGTTGTCTCATACGTTCAACTGCATCTCTTTGTGTTTGTTCTTTTGCTTTTTGTCTAGCAGCTTCAGCTTCAGCTTGTCTTTTTGCAGCTTCAGCCCTAGCTTTTGCTAGTGCAACTTCTCGTAATCTTTCTCTTTCTTTTTCAGCTGCAGCTAATCCGATTTCGTGTATTGTAGAACCTTTTACTCCCATGCTAAACGGATCTACTATACCATAGGCATCATATTCATCATAATATCCATCCTCATCATCATTAGCTATTTCATTCATAGTTGGGTGGTTAAAATTTGTATAGTCAATAATTTTATCAATAGGATCTATATTTAAAGATCCTAAACCTTGACGAGGACCATCTCCTCCATCTCCTCCTAAAGGAGGAATTATATAAGGCATTGTTGGTGCTACTGTTGGGTTATTTATTAAAGGTGATGTAGTATCTAACTCATCATAATTAGTCATAAATGCATTTGGATCAAAATCATTAGAAAGACTGGCAATACCATCTCTCTCTAAATAATCTAATAGGTCTATATATAAAGGTGTATTATTTATCATTATCTTCTTCCGTCGGGTTGAATATCTAGTCTAAATGTACCAAATCTCCAAGATTGATTCAAGTCTTTGTTTTCAATTTGTAAATTGACAAATCTTCCTCTTGCTCTTGTGTCTTTTTTATCAGTAGTTGAAGTAATTGTAAAGAAACTAAGAGTACTTTTAGTATCAGATTGTTGAGGATATCTCTTTATATTTAAGGTAATTGTAGCATCTCCAGTTATGGATTCAAAATCAGGTACGAAACGTCTGACTGCTAAAAATACTTCACCTACCACTCCACCCTGTTGCTGTAGATCAAAATCAAATGATTTAATAAAAGAAGTAATTTTTGATGGAGTACCATTTTCATCTACCTGATTATTACCTATTTCATGTTCAAATAATTGTGATTTACCTAATCCAGATTCTCCTAATACTACAGGAAAATTAGCTGTTCCAGTGCTTGTAAATTTAGTTCCAAATGGTTTAGCATATATTTCTGCATCTATCCAAGATGTTCTTGGCTCTGTTCCTGTATACCAAACTTTTTCTGAATAGTTATATACAACATACCTGTCATTGTAATCAGAATTAGCACTTGGATACCACCAAATAACTTCTGTGTATAAATTATTTATTCCTGCAAAAACTTGCTGACCCTTTGTTGTATCAATATCATCATAAACATAATCTTCAACACTACAAGGCAGTGATTTTACTGTACCATCAAATGCAAAAAATCCTTTAGGTGACATCCAAAAAGCAACACCATCTATTTCAACAGCTGCATTTTTACCTACTACTCCGCAATTAGTTCCAACTTGTTCAAAACCAAATGTAAAAGGTGCACCTATAAATCTCATGTTATAAAGTGCATTGTCTGTCCAAACTAACATAGATTCTTTTGCTCTTAATGCAGTCATTATTTTAGTTCCGTCTTGTAATATTTGAGAACCTGCTGTGTTTACAGAAGTAGGAGTATAACTATTTATATTTTCTTGATCAGAAAAAACAACAGCCATATTATCTTGGCTACTAAGTCCTCCACTAGAAGGAACAACACTTCCAAAATGTACTAAGTGTCTTGTTGTAGGCGACACCATTGTAAATCTAGAAGAAATAGGATTGTTTGTAGTTACAAAACCACTTGTACTTTGCGAAGCTCTAGTAGTTTGTGGATCACTTCCATTTGAATTCCATGTAAAAGTAGGTCCGTTTGCAATAGTTGCAATTAAAACCGAACCATAGTTATCAAGACTCCAGAGGCCTGGCTCCAGAACCACTCCTTCTCCAGTTGAATCTTCTCCCCAGTTTCCATTTCCCCAAGTACTTGTTCCCCAACCATAACCTATTGTTTGTACTTGTGGTCCAACAGTTACATAAGGAGTTACAGTAATACTTCCTCCTGGTCCAGCATTTCCAGTTGCTGCTGAACTCTGTGTAATTACAAAATTATTACTGTCTGTAATAGAAGTTACTTGAAATAATTTATTATCAAAATTTGCTGTAGTGTATCCTGTACCTGAAGGTAAGGTTGTACTAGTCATTAATATAATTTGTCCAGCAACTAAACCATGTGAATTTAATGTAATTGTTACGTTAGCTGAAGATGCAACTGTAGTTATAGTTCCTGCACCTAAACTTGCTGACAAAGGTGTAATGTCATATAATTCACCATCATAGTAAGCTAATAAAAATTTATCCGTACCAATTATAATATATCTTTTACCTGATAAATTAGCAAAAGCATGCATTTGTCTTGCAATACCTACTATTGATTTTTTTACAGGAGATTGCCAACCACCAACTTTTTCAGGTAGTCCATATCTAAATCTAGTATTATCGGAATCTATCCAACGTTGTTCTGCACCTGCAGATGTAGTTTGTTTGTCTATTCCAGGTAGTATTTTAAAATCGACAAGAGCCATATTTTAAGCCCCCTATGCTGTATTTGTTTTAAATGCCCAACCTCTTGTAGAATCTACATAAACTAAAGTGATTGCTTGACCATTTGTACTTAAAGTTAAATCGGATGTTCCTGTATTAATTGGTTGACTGTTTCTAGCTACTGTTAAATTATTTGTTGCAAAAGTTCCTCTTGCATCAACAATTACTACTTCATCACCAACAGCAGGTGATGCTGGTAGGGTTACAGTAAAAACTCCACCTGTTGTGTTTGCTAAAATTTGATCTCCTGGAATAACTGTTACATTTGCAGTAACTGTAGTGTATCCTCTAGTTTTAAGACCTTTATAAGCCCAACCTCTTGTACCATCTACATAAACTAAATTAACTGATTGACCATTTGTAATTAAAATATCATTAGCAGCCACACTTTCAATAGGTTGTCCATTTCTACCTATTGTTAAATTATTTGTTGCAAAAGTTCCTCTTGCATCTGTTATAGTAACCTCATCACCAACAGTAGGCGATGCGGGTAGTGTAACTGTAAAAGCTCCACCTGTCGTGTTTGCTAAAATTTGATCTCCTGCAATACCTGTTACGTTTGCAGTTACTGTAGTATAACCTCGATCTTTAGTATTTCTAAAAGCCCAACCTCTTGTTGCATCTACGTAAACTAAATCAACAAACTGACCATTTGTCATTAAAATATCATTTGCTGCAACACTTTCAATAGGTTGTCCATTTCTATTTATAGTTAAATTATTTGTTGCAAAAGTTCCTCTTGCATCTGTAATACTTACTTCATCTCCTGTAGAAGGTGATGTAGGTAAAGTTATTGTTATAGCTCCACCAGTTGTATTTGCTAAAATTTGATCTCCTGAAACTGCAGTGTACGCAGAAGTAACAGTATTGAATCCTTTTGTAATTGGACCTGAACTAATATTAGTTCCATCAGAATATAAAACCATTTTAGAACCTACTGGCATTACAACACCAGTTCCCGATACAGTTTTAACAGTTAAAGTATAATGTGAAGCGGATCTAACCGTTGCATCTTCTACAATAAAAACTCTTTCTGCAGAATCTGGCATAGTAACTGTTCTGTTTGCCGCTAAAGTTCCTGTTAATTTATAGTATAAATTTTTACCATTTGATGTTGTAAAATTAGATAAAGCTAAAGCAACGTCTGAACTAGCTACATCTAAAGGTAAATATCCTGATGCTGCTTGTTCTAAAATTTGTAAGTTTGTATTAGTAATTGTACCCCATTGACCAGACTTTTCGCCTGTTGTCATAAGTTCTAGTTTTAAATCGCTTGATGTGCTTGATGCCATATTACACTCCTTATATTGTATATTATATTAATTTTCAACAAAAGCAACTACGGTTTTGGTGGAATAGCTGTTGTATCAATTTCTACCCAATCACCTGTTGCCTGCGTGTTAATTTCTGTCCAATTACCTGTAGCTCCTGTTGCAATATCTGCCCATTTTTGATTAGCATTAGGGTTAAGATCACTCCATGCTCTAATAGATACTTGACTTGTTGCAAGATTAATTCTGCTTCCAGTTGGAGATATAACTGCTGTCCCAGTAACAGTAACTGTACCGGTTGCAATATTTGCTCTGTTACCATTAACACTAACATTTGCATTACCGCTTACAGTTGCGTTTCCTATGTTTATATTTACTCTATTACCAACAACAGAAACAGTAGCATTTGCTGTAACAGTAACAGTACCATTTGCAATATTAGCCCTGATGCCTGTTACCGGAACCGTTTGACCAACTTTTATTGATACATTACCAATAGATAGATTAGACTGATTACCTGTTATACCTACTATTGAACCACCAGAAACTGTAACACTTCCTGTTGCAGTATTAACTTGGCTTCCTGTTGCAGCAGCAACAACTGCAGCTGCTACGGTTACATTACCTGTAGATACATTTATCCGGTTACCGGTAACATTAACATTTGCTTGACCTGCAATTGTAACATTACCTATGTTAAAATTAACTCTGTTACCTGTTACATTAACAAGAGCATTAGATATTACATTTCCACCAAAGCTTATTGTTGAAAAAGGTGTTGAGCCAAAGAGCATGGTCTATGCTCCTGTCAGTGCTTTTATCTCGGCGTCGGTTAATCCCAAGTCTTTAAGTTTTTGTTTACCAGATGATTTTTCTGTTTCTGCTTGTGCAGCTTCTTCTTCAGCAGTAGGTAACTCTGCCATTTTAGCTTCTATGTCAGCTTTAGATATTTCTGGTGTTCCATTTAACCATTCTATTTCGCAAGTATCAATATTGTTACCTCTTATAGTAACTTCTGCGTTTGGATTTATTTTTAAAATTGCTTCTATAATCATTATGCTTCAATCTCCATTACTGTTATTTCGCTAGAACATCTTGCGTCCCAAGTGGCATCAGCTGTACTATAAGTTCTATTAACATAAGTGTAGTAACCTGAACTATATGGACTGCTAGTTTGTACTTTGTATGTAATTTCACTATTAGTGTTGTGAGTATCTAAAATATTTTGAACCATACTATAACCATCATAAGAAGTATTCCAAGTAGTAACATTGTATTTTTTATGACCTGCTCTTATTCTTGAACCATCCGCATCACCAATACCTATAGCTGTTTCAGTACCACTTATTAATTTTACTAATCTTAACACTATGTGTCCATTAGCATTGCCAAAAACTTGATATGTGACAAACATTTTACTTGTTGTAGAGGTAGGTGTAATAGCTACAGTTAATCCTGTTATATCTATAAATGAGTTAGAATTTGTAAGAAAAACATCTGTTTTTAAAGTTTGTTTGACTTGCAAAATCTTTCCTTGTCCAGGTGCAACACTTGTTGGTATCGTTCCTGTTATTGCATTCGCTCCACCTAATCTTGTTATCGCCATAATTTATCCTATCAACGCGTTAATTTCTGCGTCGTCCAATCCTAAATCTTTTAGCTTCTGTTTACCAGAGGCTTTTTTATCTATTGCTGTTTGT